GATCTCACCCGGGGTGCCCGTGCGCTGGCCGCCGGGGGCATTCGTCCACAGGTACTGGCCGGTGCTGGCCTTCAGCTTCTTCGTGCTGCCCACCGTCTTGGCATTGCCCAGGTATGCGAGCGACTCCTCGGGCGCGTTGGCCGCCGTCACTGCGGTCTCGAGATCGATGTAGTTGTCGATCGAGATGGCCGCGCCGTTGACGCCGCCTACCACCGAGCCGATGCCGGCCGTGTTGGCGATGCCGAGCGGCTGGCTGGCCGCGCCGCTGCCGGACAGCGCCGCCAGGTCGACGCCGAGCGCGATCACCGCCAGCAGGTCGGCACGGGCCAGCATGTCGATGTCCGGCGTCGATTGCATCAGCATGTTGCGGGTGATCTGGCTGAAGGTGCCGATCGTCTTCAGGCTCAGGCTCACCTTGTCGAACGTGGCTTCGCTCTCGGACGTGTTCGCCCCTTCCGCAGTCCAGAAGCTCGTCGACTGGCCGGTCTGGCGCGGGATGTCGACGCTGCCGACCAGGCCCGTCAGCATGGTGGCGCCCAGCTGCATCACGCGCGCCTTGTTGCGCAGCACCTCGATGAAGCTGCCGGCGAGCAGCTGCGTCGCCACCATCGTGCCGCCCGTGGTGCCGGCGCCCGGCGTTCCCACGGCGTAGGGCGCGCGTTGCGCGAACGGGATGTTCGTCGGGATGAAGAACCCGCGCTCGTTCTGCGGACCACGACCCAGGTTCTTCGAGATCTCGTTGTTGCACTCCAGCTCGAAGCCGGCCTTGTCCCACTTCCCGTTCAGGGAGGCATTGACGGCGCGGATCATGCTGTACCGCGCCTTCTCCTTCGAAGACAGGTCGGGGTTGTGCGTGTCACCGAAGTCGGCGGCCGGAGCCGAGGTCCTGGCCGCACGCTCCATCACGATGTCGGCCGCCGTCAGCCGAGCCTGCTCGACGGTCGCGCCCTTCTGGATCATGCCGGTGCGGACCTCGGCGCTGATGTCGTACTTGCGGCACAGCGCTTCGATCTCGTTGATGCGGTTGCGCTCGGCCTCGGCGCCGCGCTGCTGGTGCGCGCGCACCTGGTCCGAGGTCGAACCGTTCTCGACGGTGCTGGCCGGCAGCACGGTGCCACCGCCGGTGGAGGTGCCCGCCTCGGCTTGCTCTTGCCGGCGGTGGGTGCGGAAACGAACGTTCATGTCATGCTCCTGTGGAGTGGATGGAAGGGAATGCGCACCAGGCGCGGAAGGCACGCCCGGCGCCGCAGGCGCAGGGGTGGTACCGGCGGCAGATCGGGACTCGATCTGCACACCGTTCTCGGTGGCGTGGGCAGCGTTGCGGCCGACGCCGACGGTGGCGTCTGCCGGCACGGTGGCCAGCGTGATCTCGAAGGCTTCCCAGTCGATCGCGGTGAGCGTCTCGGCCTCGGTGTCTTCGATGTACTTGAAGACGCGGTACATGAAGGACACGTTCACCAGCACGCCGTCGGCGACCTGGCGCATCGCCCACTCGCCGCGTTCGTCCTTGCCGAAGCGGACGACCGCTCGTGCGCGGCGATCGCTGTCGATCCGCAGGCTCTCGACGACGCCCAGCAGGTCATCGCGATCGTGGTTGAAGAGCAGCGGCAGGGTCTGCTGGCGAACACCCATGCGCATCGCGCCGGGCGCCATGCTCAGGATTTCGGTGGCGTACCACATGTCCACCGGCGTGTCGCTCGCGAAGCACAGCGTCACCGTGCGGGCTTCGAGGTCGACGACGCCGTCGGCCTGGTCGGCGCTGCGCTCAAGCCGCAGGCTCATGCTGCGGCACTGCGCCGCCAGCGTGTCGGGACGTTTCCTGATCGTCATGAGGATTCCTTCGGGTCAAAGAAAAGGCCACCCGGAGGTGGCCTTCTGTGCGGTGGTGTCCGACCTACTTGTCGGCCTGGTCGCCCTGCTGCGCGGGCTGCTCCGGCGTATCGGCATCCGCCACCGGCGCGGCGCCGTCGCCGCCGCTGGCAGGCGCCTGCTCCTGGCCCTTGTCGTTGACCTGCGCGGGATCGCTATCGAACACGAGATCCAGCTCGGCCGCCATGTCCAGCTCGGCGCGGCGCTCCTTCAGCACGTCCTCCAGGTCGACGCCATTCGCGGTCTGCGCGACCACGTCTCCCTGCGTCATGAAGCCGTTGCGCACGGCCATCTTGTAGGCGGCGACCTCCTTGCTCGGATCGATCCAGCTCCAGCCGCGCGGCTTGAAGCGCACAGCCTGGTACTTCTTCGGCCCGCTGTAGTAGTCGGTGCCCGTCTTGATGGCACCGACCAGCACGCCGGCGTCCAGGAACTCGCGATGGATGTCCATCCGCAGGTTGCGGCACAGGAACCCCTGGAGCACCCGGTACAGGTCGCGATCGTCGAGCAGCGACATGCGGTTGCTGCTGTAGGTCGCCTGGCTGTAGTCGCGGCTGACGCTTTCGTAGCTGATGCCGACGCCGATCGCGAACTTGCGAACCATGTAGCGCAGGAACGGGTCCATGGCCGGGTTCGGCGTGCTGGCGTTGAAGCCGGCGATGTCCTCACCAGGCAGCAGGGTCTGCCACGTGCCTGGCTCGGTGTCGATGATCCGGCGACCGTCGACGATGGCGTCGGGCGTCAGCGCATCGGGGCTCTTGATGAAGCCGACGATGTTGGCGGTCGCCCGAGCCTTGGTGACCTCCGCGTCTTCGTAACCCGACACGTTGTGCAGGCCGCGCAGCGCTGCATGGAACCACGGCTCCCCCCGCGTCTGCGGCCAGCGGTCGATGATGTACAGGTGGATGATGTCCTCGGCCGGGACGCGCATGAAGCGCGAGGGCTCGAAGCTGGTGAACTGGTAGTCCCCCGGGTGCTGCGGCGAGAACCAGTACGCCACCGGCCGGTGCCAGGTGTCGATCTCGATGCCCATGCGGATGGCATTGCCGTTCGGCGCGCGGGCGGTCTGCCACACGTCCAGCAGGCGATCCGCCTCGATCACTTCCAGCGCCAGCGGAATGCGGCCGTTGCCGAACGGCTGGCGTACCTTGCGCACGATGGCCTCGCCGGCGGTGACGAGCTGGGACATCACCACGCGTTCCAGGTCGGAGAAGCCCAGCAGGCCAGCCGTGTGGCAGGTCTTGCGGTCCGACCAGTCCGCCCAGGCCTCCTCGATGCTGTCATTGATGGCCGTCTGCAGCTTGCCGCGCGTGTTCGTCACGTGCGCCTGCATGCCCATGCCGCCACCGACCACGTTGTTCTGGATGACGCGCACCGCGTGCTTGGCGTACTCGTTGTCGCGCACGAGCTGACGCGAGCGGGCCCGCAGCACGCGCAAGCTGGTCAGGGTCTCGCTGTCCGCGCTGGTGCTCAACGCCGTCCAGTCGGACGTGAGGCGCGAACCCTCGGCGCCGGCGTAGGCCCGTGACTGCTGCTGCAGCCGATCGCGCTGCACGGCCGCGCTGCGCTGGGCCGCCCGCTGCTGGCCCCACTTGTCGAGGACCAGGCTGCGCTTGACGGTCAAATCCGGGATCACCGAGCCCGTCGGCAGGGTCACGCGCGCGGCGTTGTACCACGGACGGATCGTGCTCATCGGCCAGCCTTCACGAAGCGCACCAGCAGGTTGCGCGGGTTGCCCAGGCCGTTGGCGATCGAACTCGCCGATTGCTCCCCGGTGACCTTCAGCTTCCAGAAGCTGTGCAAGGTCATCAGGTCGCCGATGGTCTGGAACTCCATCGTGCGGCCCGCAATCTCGTACTTCTTCACCTTCCCGCCTGTTGCGTTGAAGGTGGCCATCGCCGCCTCGCAGGCCTCCAACGCCTTCTGCGCCAGGCTGCGGCCGTCGTAGGCCGCGCTGACGGCGCTCAGATCGGGGGTGATCACCGCCGAGCCATTGCCGATGGTGAGGCGCTCCGCGGCCTTGCTGATCGCTGCCGACCACACGTAGGTGCCGGCCACCAGGGCGGCGCTCTGCGCCGTTGTGATCGACGTGCTCCAGCCTTTGCCGCTGGCCACCGCCACCAGGTCGAGCACGCTGGCGCCCCGCAGCGAGTACTTGAGCGTCCATGCGCTCGCGTCCGCCTGGCGGCCGTCCGGCAGCTTGACCGGGTCGTCCACCCACGTGGCGCTGTCGCCGCTGGGAAGGGTTGCGAAGATGTTCATCGGTTCATCACCATTTCTTTGCAGACCAACCGCCGGCACGTGGCACGCGCCCGGAGGACGGGGTTGTCGGTTCCTTACGTTTCGACGCCGGCGCCGCCCTCGCAGGCGCCTGCACCGGCGCTTCATCGACCGGCGCCGCGGAGGGCGCTTCCGTGGTCGGAGCGTCTTGTGCAGGCGCCTGCACAGCACCCGGGGGCAGAGCCACCGGCGCCGTCGGCTCGCCGAAGAGCGCCGGCTGCTTGATCACCGATTCCTCGGCCAGCCATCGCGCCTCGCCCCAGAGGTTCAGCTTCAGACTGCGTGCCGCGTGGAGGGCGTAGACCTCGCAGTCCGTCGCTTCGTTGCGTCGGCCCGCCTGGCACTGCCAGGTGAATCGGCCGCGGATCGTCTTGTGCGGGACCTTGACCTCGGCGGTCAGTTGGTCGTAGTAGTCCGGCCGCACATCGCGGTACCAGTGCATGCGTCCAGGGCCGTTGCCGAGCAGCTTGATCCGCCCGCCCTGTTCGTCCACCCCAAGCACCAGGTCCTTGGCCACCTGCGTGCCGACCATGAACGGCCGCACGCCTGAGGGGTGCGGCTTGTGCTTGCCGGTGGTGTCGATGCTCAGCTTCGGCGGCGTGAAGACATCGCGCTTCGGATCGTGCGACTCTCCCTTGCCGGCCATCAAGCCCATCGTCATCCGCCGGCGCACATAGCTGTACACCGCGTCCATCGTCTGCCCGTCGCCGGAGTCGATCGTGCCCGCCCGGATGCGCAGCGGCGCCCCGCCCGCATGCGGGAATGAACTGGTGAGCAGCTGGTCCAGGTCCCACCAGGCCCCGGATTCCTCGCGGTTGAGGCCGCCGTCGTCGTTCCACTTCACCAGGAGCGTGCGGCCGTAGACCTCGCCCCACCAGACCAGCCAGCTCTCCTCGCCCCGGCCCCACGCGCGGATCACGACGGCCAGCCGGTCATGCTGCACGTCGACGCCGACGGTCAGGACCACGCCGCCCCAGGGCACGGTCAGCTCCGGGTACGACTCGGCCCGCTCGCGCAGTTTGTCCGCGCTCGGCACCGTGCTCTTGTAAGCGTAGGCGCGGCCCTCGGTGTTGTTCCGGAAGGCCCGCATCTTGGTGTCGTCACCCTGCGCGAGCGCGTGCTCGGCCGTCAGGCGCTTCTCGACCAGGCGGGCCATCAGCGAGCCCGGGAACGGGCTGTACAGCTCGTTGATCGAGAACCCTGCGATGCCGTGGAACGGCTGCGAGGCCCGCCACTCGCCCTTGCGCACCGCGCGGTTCTTCTCGGCGTCGGTCCAAAGGCATCCGTTGTGCGGGCAACGGTAGCGCGCGCTCTCCGGCACGGCGTGTCCGAAGACCTCGTGCGACATCGCCGGGTCGTCGAGCCACTTGACATGCTCCCAGGCGAG